GTATTAAAGGAGAGTTATATGTTTAGTGAAGCTTTAGGTATTTTAGCAGGACTTGGCAGTCTTGGTGGGTTAATTTCCGTGATTGTCAATCTTCTTAAACGCTTTAATGTTGTTAAAGATGGAACAAGCGATAAATGGGTTAAGGGTTTAAATCTTCTTGCCTTTATTGGAGTTTCAGCAACGTTGTTATTTAATGTTCATGTTGATTGGAATGCTGTAAATTTACTTCTTGGTTTTATTGTAACAGCTTTAGGTTATCTACTACAACTGCTTAGTAGTAAATTAGCCTATAAACTTACCAAGGGAATTCCGGTTATTGGATATTCATTTAGTGATCAAAAATCTGAATAGTCTCTTTGATAAGGAGATTCTTCTTAATGGATAGGTTAATTTTAAAGGAGAATAGAAAAGATATTCGGATTAGAATCTGGACCCCAAGCGATCAAATAGTATGCCTTTTGGCCTATGATAAGAATACAATTTCAAATTTCTCTATTTTATCGTGGGGTCCAGTTATTAATAGGAATCTCGAATATTTCACAACATCATAAACCAACTACATAAAGGAGATTTCTTTGGTGAATTCAATCATTAACGATATTTTAAATGGACCCGGAAACGCTCAACATAAATTAGAAAGAATTTATGGAAAGCATCTTTCTTATCATAATGCCGCTTTATATTTAGCTGGTATCAAACTGCACATTAATAAATTTAATAAAATTGTACAACGAGAACCAGAGATGCAATATGATACTGAGGAACATCAAGAAAAAACAACCGAAGGGGTTACATTTAAGGTAAACAAAGATAAAAGCACGACGATTCAACAGGATATTTATTTAACCGATGAAGAAGCATCTAGTCCACATGCTGTTATGGCAAAGATGGGACTAGATCCAATCCTATGGGAAGTTTTAAGTTATACAGTTGAAAAGGGTTCGTGGGATACAACCATGAAACTTGATAATTCAGAAATAATTGATGGTATACTTGTCAAATCCTCACAACCCCACACTGTACAGAATCGGAAATGTTCAGTCTCTTTACGAGTTAAACCAACTGGTGGAAATCTTACATTTCCTCAGGTCATTGAAGCTTTTAAAGAGCTTGAACCAGCTAGTCTTGATACAATAAAATACAAAGCCCCAACATCAGATAGTTTATTATTTGAATTACCAATGATGGATGCCCACTTTGGTAAATTAGCATGGTGGGAAGAAAGCGGGGCCGATTATGATCTTAAAGTTGCGGAATACTTATGGGTTAGTACAATAGAAGATCTAATTGAAAAAGCTTTAAAATTCGGTAAGTTTGAACAAATCATATTTCCGATCGGACAAGATTTGTTCCACTATGATACACCAAAAGCAACAACAACAAATGGAACACAATTAACAACTGATACCCGTTGGCAGAAAATGTTTCGAAAAGGTGTTGATATGTTGGTTTGGAGTATTGAAAAACTACGTAAAATTGCACCGGTTGAGATATTATGGACTCCTGGAAATCATGATCGTATGTTAAGTTATGCAGCTGTTGTTGGACTTGCACAACGATATTCAAAGACGGATAGTGTTATAGTTGATTTAACCGCAACTTCACGAAAGTATAGACTCTTTGGTAAAAATCTAATCGGATATTCACATGGAGAACAAGAGGGTAAACGTCTTCAAGGATTAATGCAAATTGAAGCCCCCGAGTTATGGGGAAAGTCTATATTTCGCGAATTTCATTTGGGACATTTACATACAGAAATGTTAACAACAGTAAATGGTATTGGTTTTCGACGAATTGGTGCTATAACTGCAAATGATGCCTGGCATACAGATAACGGATTTGTTGGAAGCACAAGATTAGCCCAAGCGTTTATTTGGCATAAAGATTTTGGACTTCAAGCAGTTTTAAATAGTAATGTAATCAAACGAATTAATGATATTTAAAGAAAGGAGGCTTATATGATAATTCAAGCAGATCAACGCATACTTACCCATTATGGAATTCGTGGAATGAAATGGGGTATTCGTAATGATAAATCTGGAGACGCTCGACGAAGTCAGGCAAATAAGGTTAAATCAACGTTACGAAAAGAAGGCTTTGGCATTGTGTCAAATAAATCAGATTTTCAGCAAGCTGATTGGGCATCTAAAAGTGTTCCTGAAAAATTAGCGCGTCAAATTACTACACAAGTAGCTCTAAATATGTTGGGTTCTTTAATGGGTAAAGGTAAATATCCAGATTTTAAAGATCCAAAATGGGGTCTCCAAATTGCTGCTGAAACCGCTCTTAATTATGGGGTTAATGAGATTACTTCAAAGAATGCAATGAAGCGTTATACTGATGAAGGTAAGCGAGACAAATCAAAAAAACAATATCGAGATTTAACTCCTGAGCATGCAATTCGTTTTGGAATTAGTGCCGGTATCCTTGCTGGTCAGGTTGGAGCTAGAGCTGGTACAAAGAAATTATCAGAAGTTGTTAAAACCAGACGAGAAACTGAAGCGCGTATGGATAGTTGGGGATCCAGGATATTTGATACAAAAACGTCGGATATGCATACAATTTATGACGATGGTTATATGTCTATCCTCGAAAAGATTAAGCCGTAAATAGTATGACACTATCAAACACGGCAACTCCAATTTATTATAAAGCGTTTCGAGAATCCGTGTTACGAGGTCAGATACCCGTTTGTAAAGAAATTGCATTGGAAATGAATCGCATTGATGAGTTAGTGAGGAATCCATCAATTTACTATGATTCAGATGCTGTTGAAGGTTTTGTTGCTTTCTGTGAAGAGGAATTAACTTTGACAGATGGTGCGGATCTTCATTTGCTCGATACTTTTAAGTTATGGGCTGAACAAATATTTGGCTGGTATTACTTTATTGAACGAAGTGTATACGAACCGAATGCTGATGGTAGTGGCGGACGTTATGTAACGCGAATGATTAAAAAGAGACTTATAAATAAGCAATACTTAATCATTGCCCGTGGTGCTGCAAAATCGATGTATGCAAGTGCCATTCAAAACTTCTTTTTGAGTGTTGATACCTCAACAACCCATCAGATTACAACCGCCCCAACGATGAAGCAAAGCGAAGAAGTATTGTCACCAATTCGAACTGCTATTACTAGAGCTCGCGGTCCACTGTTTAAGTTTTTGACGGAAGGTTCAATACATAATACCACTGGTAACAAAGCCAATAGAGTAAAATTATCATCTACAAAACGTGGTATTGAAAACTTTCTAACGGGTTCTTTATTAGAAATTCGTCCAATGTCTATAGATAAGTTGCAGGGTCTTCGCCCAAAGATAACGACCATAGATGAATGGTTATCTGGAGACATTAGAGAAGATGTTGTTGGAGCCATTGAACAAGGAGCAAGCAAATTAGATGATTATTTAATTGTTGCTGTTAGTTCTGAAGGAACTGTTAGAAATAGCAGCGGTGACACAATCAAAATGGAACTTTTGGACATTTTAAAAGGCGAGTACATTAATCCACACGTTTCCATTTGGTATTATAGACTAGATGATATCAAAGAAGTTGAAGACCCACGGATGTGGTTAAAGGCCAATCCAAATCTTGGCCGAACTGTAACATATGAGGCATATCAACTAGATGTAGAAAGAGCTGAAAAAGCTCCTGCAACGCGGAATGATATTCTCGCAAAGCGCTTTGGTATTCCAATGGAAGGTTATACATACTTTTTTACTTATGAAGAAACCTTACCACATCGTCGTCGAAATTTTTGGCAACTTCCCTGTGCCCTTGGTGGAGATCTTTCACAAGGTGATGATTTCTGTGCTTTTACATTTTTATTTCCTCTCTCTAGAGGAGAGTATGGTATAAAAACCAGATGTTATATCTCAAGTTTAACCTTAATGAAGTTACCAGGAGCAATGAGAGCTAAGTATGATGAATTTATTGAAGAGGCATCACTAATGGTTTTAGACGGAGCTGTTTTGGATATGATGGATGTTTATGAAGATCTTGATAAGTTTATTATCGATCAACAGTATGATATAAGAGCATTTGGGTTTGATCCATATAATGCTCGAGAATTTGTTGAACGATGGGAACGAGAAAATGGGCCTTTCGGTATTGAAAAGGTAATTCAAGGTGCAAAGACAGAATCGGTTCCTCTTGGTGAACTTAAAAAGCTTAGTGAAGAAAGGATGTTAATATTCGATCAAGAACTATTTTCATTTACTATGGGCAATTGTGTTACAATGGAAGATACTAATGGCAATAGAAAGCTGTTAAAGAAAAGGCATGCGGAAAAGATTGATTCTGTTGCCGCCCTTCTAGATGCTTATGTTGCATATAAATTAAACAAAGAAGCATTTGAATAGGAGGTATAATGGAAAATACATCCAATCGTATTTTTAAATTACAGAATAGTGGAGAGTATATTTAAAGAAAGGAGGTAAACATGAGTAATAGTCTGAAAGGTAGTACAGATCTTCGTCGAATTAATTCACTTATTCATTCTGATGATGAAGAATCAGTGTTAGCCCATTTTGGTGTTCGTGGTATGAAATGGGGTGTTCGTAAGGCTAGTGATTCTGACGGCGGCAATTCTAGCGGATCACAAGGTGGCTCTGGTAAAAAGAGTGTCGAAGAAGATTGGCACGAAGCAACCAAGGGTATGTCTGCAGGTAAAAAGTTTGCCATTGGAATGGCGCTTGGACCATATTGGGGTGCGAAGTTTGTTAATAAACAAAAACAAGATGCTTCAGATCCAGTAAAGGTTATGAAGAAGGAAAAGAAAGCTTTAAGTAATAAAATTGTTAAAGACTTTGATAAAGAAATGGAAACACAAAAACCCTGGGATAGTATTAATAAGGAGTATAAGGCTAAATATGGTAGTAAATTAAAGTGGAATGATGACCAAGCCGAAGAATATTCTAAAGCAATGACAAAAAAGACAGAAGATATTTTAAATAGTGTTGCTACCAAACATCTTGCGGGAACCAATTATAAGATCACTCAGATTGAAGGCTTTAATGATTTTTTACCAGACTTTCAATTAACGCAGGTAAATGATTTAGAGCATTCGGCGCTTCAACATGCAAAAGCAAATGAACGAAGTTGGGTACTTGAAACAGAATTTGATAGTGATAATTTTGTAACCGGATTTAAATTTCCAGCCGAATTCTTTGAAGTTGATGAGGAAGATCTTGCCACATTAGCTGAGGAAGATGAGGGCGATGATGAATCAGAATAAACAGAATGATGATTTAAAACACTTTGGAATTCTTGGCATGAAGTGGGGTGTTCGTAAAGACGATTCCGAAGGACAACAAAGAGAGGCCAATAAAAGAATTGAAAAGGCTGGAAAAAAAGCTTTGTCTTTAGCTAATAAAAAATATTTAGATGTCTATAATGCAATGGCTGATGAATCTGCTGATTTCTATTCGAAGATTAATCAAGACTTTACTAAAAAGTATGGAGATAAATTTGATTTAAGAAATGATCCAGACCCCAAAATGGTAAAGGAATATTATCAGGCTTGTGCAGATGCCGTAACTAAATCATTACAAAAACATAGTGATCGGTTATTGGGTTCCCAAGTAGATCCTGATGTAAAAATTACATGGACTCTACCAGATGTTAATTCATTTCCTACATTTTATGTTGAGCGTACACAGCCAGAAGTTGAACATGCAGAAAATCAAGATGACCGTATTTTACTTAAAGTTATTCATAACGATTTGGGACATATTATTCAACTAATGATTCCAACGGATGTAAACGGAGAGTTAATGCATTATGGAGTGATCGGCATGAAATGGGGTATTCGTAAAGGTGAATCGGGTGGTGCTAATATTAAAAAGGATCGGAAATCTGCATTAAAAAATCGTCGAAGTCTTTCTGATGATGAACTCGATAAACGAATTAATCGCTTACAGAAAGAAAAGCGTTTTAAAGATCTTCAAGAAGACGATATTACTCCAGGTATAAAAGCAACTAAAAATTTTATGAGTAAGTATGGCGGAATTGCTCTCGGTTCAATGGCTGGTATAATTGGAGCCAAGTTGGCTAAAACCGCAATGAAGACCAATCCTGGTGATATTCTCGATGCCATTGCTACAACACTTGTTAAAGTTCCGAAGACAATTATTGGGTGATATGATGATTCTAATATTTGCAATACGAGTTAACAAGAAAGTAGGATACATATATGAAAAAGTAATCAGAAAAGGAGGCTAAATCTATGGCCCAACCAATTAGTTATAGAATGCGGAAGGCATGGAATGCATTTCGCGGGGTCTCTGATGAAGAGTATACATATCGGGATCTTGGATATTATTCATCTGTTGGTCCATCAACTCCTCGCTTTTCTGGAGGCAACGAAAAGACCATATTAACAGCTATTTATAATCGTATCGCTTTGGATGTGGCTTCATATGATTTGGCTCATGTTCGTGTTGATGATCAGAATCGTTATTTAGAGACCTTGAATACTGGCTTAAATAATTGTTTAACAATCGAGGCAAATAAAGACCAGACCCATCGATCATTTTTACAAGATGTTATTTTGAGTATGTTTGATGAAGGCTCGGTTGCGATTATTCCAACGGATACAACAATCTCTCCAATCTCAACCGGTGGCTTTGATATTTTATCTTTACGAACTGGAAAGGTCATGGCTTGGTATCCAAACCATGTTCGGATTGAAGCATACAATGATAATAAAGGAATCAGGGAAGAAATAACATTGCCTAAAGCTATTGTTGGTATTATTGAAAATCCACATTATGCAGTTATGAATGAACCAAATGGTACTCTTCGTCGATTAATTCGTAAATTAATTTTACTAGATGCTGTTGATGAGCAGAGTGGGAGTGGAAAACTTGATTTAATTATTCAATTACCATACGTTATTAAAACCGAAGCAAGGCAAAAGCAAGCCGAAGAACGTCGGTTAGCTATTGAGCGTCAGTTAAGTGGAAGTAAGTACGGAATTGCTTACACTGATGGTACAGAACGAATTACACAATTAAACAGACCTTCCGAAAACAATTTGCTTGAGCAGATAACTTATTTAACTAATCTGCTGTATAGTCAACTTGGGATTTCGGCAGATGTGTTTGATGGAACAGCAAGCGAATCTAAGATGATGAATT